CAAACACAACTACTCAACCAGACTGAGCGCCGTCATGTCCGATCTGGACCATCAATGGGGCAGCGACCTGCTCCTGGACTCGACTGGCGACATTGCCACCATTTCCGGTGCACCGGCAGGACAGCAGCGCGTCATGCGGCGGCTGCTGACTAATCCACTCGATTACATCTGGCAGCCTGGATATGGGGCCGGGCTCGCCTTCTATGTTGGTCAGCCGATCGATGCAGCCGGGATCACGGCTCTGATCCGGAGCCAGATTTTCAACGAACCGGCTGTGGCACAGACGCCGGAACCAGTTATCGACGTGGCGTCTCCTGACACTGCATCGGGAACCCTCTCAATCACCCTGCTCTATGCCGACCAAGAGACGGCGGACACCCAGCATCTGACGCTCAGTCCAGGAACTTGAAGCATGCAGCTTCCTCTCCGCACATTCACCAGCCTTGTCCAGGACATGGCTGCGGGAGTTCAAAGTGCCTCGTCGCAGGTGCTCGATCTCACGGTCGGCTCCACTCTGCGGGCCATTTTGGAATCGAGCGCGTCAGCCGGGCTATGGATGCAGTGGCTCATTTTGCAGGTTCTGCAGATGACTCGCGCGGCGACCAGCAGCAGTACAGACCTCGATAGCTGGATGGCCGACTTTTCGCTTGCGCGACTTCCCTCCACACTTGCTTCTGGTCTTGTCACGTTCTCGAGGTTCAACACCTCTGCCCCGGCGCTCGTTCCACTCGGCACTCTCGTCAAAACCGTGGATGGAAGCCAAAGTTTCGCAGTGACTGCTGACTTCGCCCTTGGTAGCTTCAGTCAGCCTTCAAACGGCTACATCTTGCCGGCCGGCGTCGCATCGCTCGATCTTCCCGTTACGGCATCCACGCCAGGCAGTGCAGGGAACGTACAGGCCGGATCGATCTCGGTCTTGGCTTCGGCCCTGGCCGGGGTAGACACAGTTTCAAACGCCGCGGCTTTTCAGAATGGGATGGACGCGGAGTCAGACCAGAATTTCAGACTCAGATTCCAGAGTTTCTTGTCCAGCCGTTCGCGGGCGACGCTAGGCGCCATTCAGTTCGCAATCATGGGCGTTCAGCAAGGATTGAACTACGCGATCCAGGAAAACCAGAGTGCGGCCGGCGCCCCTCTGCCGGGCAATTTTCTGGTGTATATCGATGATGGTTCCGGCTACCCGTCAAACCAGCTGCTGACTCACGTTTACCAGGCGATAGACGCGGTTCGGCCCGTGGGGTCCACCTTCGCCGTGTTTCCTCCTGCCGTGATTTCGGCAAGCGTATCTCTCACCGTCTCAGCGCCGAACAAACCCGCGGTCGCGCCAAAAATTGTCAACGCACTTTCCGGTTTCATCAACGCTTTGCCGCTCGGCGCGCCGCTTCCTCTGACAAGAGTGGCGCAGATCGCCTACGACTCGGACCTGAGCATCGCCAATGTCACGAATATTCTCGTGAATGGTTCCGCGCAAGACGTTGTCGTTCCCGCTTCTGGGGTCATCAAAGCCGGCGCTATTCTGGTGAACTGACATGCAAGGCGATCAACAAGACTTCCTGCTTCGACTCAAGCAGGTTTTGCCGTTGCGATGGTTCCCGGATCAGACGCCGGTCCTCGATACTCTGCTGACAGGCATTGCGACCGCTTGGGCCTGGTCCTACGGCCTATTGCAGACGGTGAAAGCTCAGGCACGCATTGCCACAATGTCAGGCAACTGGCTCGACCTGGCTTCCACCGACTATTTCGGCCCGCAGCTGCCCCGCCGGAGCGCCGAGCAGGATGGTGCATTTCGCAGGCGGATTCAGCTTGAACTCGTGCGTGAACGCGGCACCCGCAGCGCTGTTTCGGCTAGCCTGCTGGATCTGACCGGCCGGGCGCCGCGGATTTTCGAGCCGGCAAACCCCTTCGACACTGGCGGATACGGGAACATCGCGCGTCCAGCTTCCGGCCTCGCATATGGGCTTGCTGGAGGATGGGGCAATCTCGATCTCAACTTCCAATTTTTTCTGACCGCGTATCGCCCGACCGGGGGAGGAATCGCCAGCGTCTCCGGTTGGGCCTGCAACAACGGAGGATACGGACAGGGAGCGATCGAATACGCCGCCCTTTCCGATCTTCCGGGGCTCATTACAGACGCCGACATCTACGGAGCAGTCGCCAGCGTGCTTCCGGCCGGCGTCATCGCGTGGACTCAGATTTCAAGCTGAAACATTGGATCACCCGACACATGGACCGAAATATTGTTTATCCGGGCAGTATTCCGCTCGACACCGATCTCCTCTCGACCAATCGGAACACGATGGTTGCATTGGGTTATTTGGCCCAACTTGTGCTGGGAGCCAGCCCCGTCGTTGATGGCCTGGGTTGCGCGCCGACATCACCGCCGTCGATGACGGTGGTGATAGGCCCCGGCAGCATCTCTCAGCTTTCCACGATAGACGCACTTGCCTATGGATCGCTGTCTGCAGACGCGACCGATCCGCTGTTGAAAATGGGCATCAATACCGGAAGCACCAGCTTCACGCTGACAGCGCCCACAACATCGGGGCAATCCACGAACTTTCTGATACAGGCTGCCTTTCAGGAGAGCGACGGCAATCCGGTGGTCCTGCCCTATTACAACGCCGCATCACCCTCGCAGCCGTTCAGCGGTCCAGGAAATTCGGGTACTGCTCAGAACACGGTTAGGACGCAGCGAGTTCAGCTTCAGCTCAAAGCAGGATCGCCTGCAACATCCGGCACCCAGAGTACACCCCCAGTCGATAACGGCTGGATCGGGCTGTACGTGATCACTGTGTCCTATGGCCAAACGGCGGTCGGGACCAGCAATATCCAGACACTGCCAACCGCACCGTTTATCGCGCGCAAGCTGCCGGGCCTGCTTCCGGGTTTCGCGTCCGGCGTGCAGACCTACACCGCATCCGGAAACTTCACAGTACCTGCGGGAGTCACGCAGGTGGAAGTCGAGCTCTGGGGTGGCGGTTCTGGTAGTTTCGCGTCCACCGCCTCATCCCCCTCGGGCGGCGGATCGGGAGGCGGCTATGCGCGAAAGCGTATCACTGGACTGACTCCGGGCCAGGTGGTTCCGGTTGTCGTGGGTCAAGGCGGAGCAGCAGGCACGACAGCCGGTGCAGCGCCGACCGCGGGTGGCACATCCAGCTTCGGATCTTATGTCAGCGCGACTGGCG